ACATCGTTACTCTTGGCGGTGAACTCTCGGAGCTCCGGGATGCGGCCGCAAAGGTGAAGGCCGAGAGAGACGCCATCCCGGACCCGGCCGAAGAGTGGGATGCGGTAACTGCCCACATTTCAGAGGCCGACGCCATAAACGCGGCCCTGGAGCCGTGGAAAGAATACGACCGGGCCCAGACGGACATGAAGGAGGCCCGCAAGGGATCTGAGGCCATCACGCGGAAGATTAAGGCCATGGACGCCGAAGAGGACGCACTACTCAAGGCCGCCGAAATCCCGGTGCCCGGCATTACCTTCTCCCCGGACGGCGCCATGCTCTTGGACGGCCACTCGATCGAGGTGGCGAGCGGCATGCGGCGCCACCTTATGGCCTTTGACATGGCGACCGCCGCCAACCCCGACGTGCGGGTGGCACTCTTGGACGAAGCCAACGATCTCGGCCTCAAGGCTATGGACAAACTCGGCGCCAAGGCCATTGAAAAGGGCTTTCAGGTGTTCGCCTGTCGGCTCGGCCTCGAGGGGCCAGGCGAAATCATCGTGGCAGACGGCAAGGCCGCGACCCCATGACCGCCCGCCAGCTCCGGATAATCGAACTTCGCGGCCAGCTCATGGGCTGGTTGAAGCAAGCCGAGCGGGACAAGCTACTCGAAGAACTGGCCCGGCTCGTGAAGGCAGAGGCGGGCGGGCCGTGAAGCCTTATTACCAAGACGACTACGCAACGATCTACCACGGGGATTGCCGGGATATTCTGCCAGGGTTAGAGCCCGTTGACTTGGTGCTAACCGATCCGCCGTATGGGCTGAATTGGGATTACGCATCACACGATGACACACCAGAGGCGCTACAAGAGTTGATCGACGCAGTTGTCCCAGTATGTATCGAAAACGCAACGCGGGTGATGCTGACGTGTGGGCAAACAAATATTCACAAGTACCCGTTGCCCGACTGGAATCTTGCGTGGGTGTTTAAGGCTGGGGTGGGTCAAAACCCGTGGGGCTTCACAGGGTGGCAACCCATTCTTGTTTGGGGAAAAGATGCTTACCGCGCTGCTGGTATGGGCGCCCGTCCCGACTATATCGAGAAAACATGTGGCGCGATGGTGGATTGGGACCACCCTTGCCCGAAGCCATTGCCGGTATGGGAGCTGGTGTTGCTGCGTGGCTCCGTCTCTGAGTCTGATGTGGTCCTCGATCCCTTCATGGGCAGTGGCACAACGCTTGTCGCAGCAAAGAATCTGGGCCGCAAATCCATCGGCATCGAGATTGAGGAAAAGTATTGCGAGATCGCGGCGCAGCGGTTGAGCCAGGAGGTGCTGGCCTTATGACCTTGCCAGCCCCAGGCCCGCGCCGTATTGTGCAGATCAACCTGGAGGGGGCGGGCAGCGTTGGCCGACGTTGGCCGCTCTTTGAGCCGGTTGGGATTCGTGCCTGTACACGGACCCCCCGCCCCTTCTTTTTTCTCTTTTACCTTGCAGGAGGTGACACCATGGCCGACGAACCCGCCGCAACCCAACCCGATCTATTCCACGCCCCTCCCACCTTTGACGGCCCGGCATACGATCCGGAGCACGACCGGAGGCGGCTAACGGGCCAGATCCACCGCGTCCACTTTGCACTCGAGATGGCCAGTTGGAAGGACCAATGGCTAACCCTCGGGGAGCTCCGGCACCGGACCGGCGACCCCGAGGCGTCGATTTCCGCCCAACTGCGCCACCTGAGAAAGCCGCGTTTCGGTTCGCATGTGATAGAGAAGCGGCGGAGGGGTGACGCCGGCAACGGGCTCTGGGAATACCGGATGGGCGACCATGCCTGACCTGGAATGGTTCCCGCTCTACGTTCACCGCTTCCTCAATTCGCGGCGGCTCCGGAGGATGGACGCCACGAAAATCGGGATCTATACCCTCCTAATGTGCGAACAATGGGAGGGTGGTCCGATTCCCGACAATGATGTGGAATTGATGTTCCTGGCACGTTGTTCCGCTAGCGATGCTAGAGCGGTGTTAGGGATGTGTTTCGAGTTGACGCCCGAAGGGTGGCTGTGCCCAGAAGTTGAGAAGATACGGGCCGAACAAGCCGAGAAGCGGCAGCGGTATGTGGAGGCGGGAAGGCTCGGCGGACAGGCCAAAGCCAAGAACCGCCCTAGCGATGCTCTACCAGAGAAACCTAGCAACGCCCTACAAGAAGAAGAGAGTAGAATAGAGAAGAGTAAGAGGAGAATAGAAAAGAAGAAAGAAACCACCCCACCCAACCCCCCCTACGAAAACGAGTTTTCTTTGTTTTGGGAGATGTACCCGAAAAAGATTGGAAAAGCGGACGCGCTCGAGAAGTACCAGACGCGGCGCCGGCAGGGAGTGGCCCACGAAAGCCTAATGGGTGGCCTGGGCCGCTACCTGAAATGGACAACCGCAACCGATACGATCCTCAAACACCCGGCCACCTTCCTCGGACCCAAGAAATGGTGGGCCGAGCCCTGGACCATCACGGAAGCGATGACGGCAAAAGAGGAGACGAGCCGGCCTCCGGAGGATGACTTGCCGCCATACTGGAAACCGACCGCCGGGGATGGCGTGCCGATCATGAAGCCACGGGTGCCCCACAACGCCGGGGGCGCCAAGGCCGGAAACGTACAGATCGAACTACCTGGGAGGGAAGCGCCATGAAACAAGCCGCCGCCGTGCTCCATGTGTTGGTGGTCCTTAGCCCCTTCGCGATCGTCGTGGCCCTCTGTGTTTGGGTGGCCCTTCAGTACGCCCTCGTGGCTGATACGCTGGCGGGGCTGGTCCCATGATCCTTCTTGCCATAGACCCCGGCTTTGACTGCACCGGCTGGGCTGTGTTTGACCACAAGGGCGACCGGATACCGTCCACGCTTCAGGATGCGCTCCGGGCGTTGAGCGATTGCGGGGAGGTTGTGACGGACACGGGCCAAACGAACTCGCGGCGGTTGTGCAAGCTCGGCCTCGGCTTCCGCACCATAAAGGCGGACCTGGACCTGGACGCCATCGCAATCGAGATTCCGGCCTACTCCGGTGATTACGGCAACGACGCGAAACGCCGGGGAAGTGTAAATAAACTTTACATGGCGATCGGGGCGATCCTGGCCAATACCGGCGGTGTGCCGGTCCTTGAGGTGCGGGCCCTGACCACGCCCAAGGAAACGAGACACGAGCTCTTGGACAATGCCGCCCGGATGGCCGGAGAGGTGTTGCCCGTTGGGCCCCGGGGCGGGAAGCGGGAGGACGCCTGGGATGCGGTTTGGCTCGGCTGCCAGGTGTTGATGGAGGGACGGGTGCAGGGATGAAGTTCAAGGCCCAGGAAAAGGCGTGGGTCCGGCGGATCCTCGCCCGGCTCACACCCGAAGAGCGGAAACGGTATGAAGCGGAATGCAAGCGGGCCCCCCGCCATCGAAGCGGTAAACTTTACGACACGGCCAGGGCCCAAATTGCGGAGCGGATAATGCTTGAAGGGAGGGTGCGACCATGAAACGCTGGATTCACGACATAGCCCTCGCCCTGGTTCTGACCGCCCTTACTTTCCTTTCCATTCTGGGCTGGCTACACACCCCAACCCCCGAGACCGTGATCATCGAGCGCACGGACACCATCTACCGGCCGCCGGTCCCGGAGTTTATCGAGGCGTTTAGACTTCAATGTGAATGGGTGGCGAGATGATGACCCCCGAAGGCGTGCGGCATAAGTGCCTTGGGCCGTGTGGGCGATGGAAGCCCACGAGGGCCTTTAAGCGACACCACCGGAAGCGTTGCCGGGAGAAGGTGTGTAGAAATTGCAAGGCGGCCAAGGAACGGGAGAAGCAGCGCCGGACGCCTCTCTTTGTCCGGGACGTCCGGCACCTCGGGCCAAGCGTGGACCCGCAATGGGCGACCGAACCCTGCCCGAACTGCGCGGAAGCGATATGCTGGGATACGGACGGACGCGGTGGGCTTATGGCTCTGGACCTCAAGGACCGGGAGCCACACCGCCACCAACCGGGAGGGTGAAATGATCTACTTTCTGGCCGGCCTCATAGTTGGCGCCGCCGTGGGCCTCTTCGGGATGGCTCTTTGCTTTACGGCCCGGAGGGGAGATGACAGGGCCCTTGCTTCACGTAGGGGCAGGGAATAGGGTTCTGCTATGCCATGGAATCCGCCGCAGACCGACTTCGGTTTCTTGCCACCAGATCAGGCGCTTGAGGATAGAGGGCTCCCGGAGGGGCGGACATTAACACGGGAAAACGTTAAAAGGGAACTCAAGAAAGCCGGCCGCACTCCCGCCGCCCGGGAGCTCAACCCATGTTATCGGGAACGGGGCCTATGATTTCTTTGACTGGATCCCCCACCTTCAGGAGTTGATGGGCGAGCCGGTGCGCGGTTGGTTTTCAACCTGGACCATGAACCGGGGCAACGTCCTGGATCTGTTGGAGCTCTACGATACCGGCCGGCTGGCAAGCGTGACCATGTTGACGGGGCTATATTTCAAACGCCGGGAGGCGTCGGTTTATGCCACCCTACTCGAAGGGATCCAGGAGAGGGGCCAGCGTTACCTCGCTTTCCTGAATCACACGAAATTGATTTTACTCCAGGCCGGCGGGAACCATATCACCGTGGAAGGATCCGCCAACCTGACCAGCAACCCGAGGCTCGAGCAGTACGTGATTTCCAACGATCGGGAGCTCCTGGAGTTTCACACGGAATGGATCGAGGCCCTACCGTGGCGAAAGTAGAACAGAAGAAGCCGGAAGGCCCGAAGGGGTTGGCGTTGGCCGTGATGGGTGCCCTACTCATGGGAGCCCGTGACGACGAAATCCGGAACCTTGCCACCGATGAAGAATGGGGCTTTACCCCTGACCAGTTAACCGAGACGCTTGACGCGGCGCGGGCCACGTTCACCGAGCTCCTCGGCGTGGATTCCACCACCGCCACCGGCACGGCCCTTGCCCGGCTCAACCACCTACTCGCCAAAAGCCTCCAGATCCAGGACTACAAGACCGCTTTCTCCATCCAAAACGAAATTAGCCGCACCCTGCTAACCGCGCCGGACGTGATCCTTGGACCTGACCAGACGCCCAAAAACAAACTCGGCCGCCCGTTCGCAGATATTGACGCCCGGATCGTTTACGGTATGGCCGTGGTGGGGGCGTCCAACGTCGAGATTGGCGAAGTGTGCGGCGTGGTGGAATCCGTGATCCGGGAACGGTTTGGCGAAGTGCTCGGCGTGGCCCGTGCCAACCTGAAGCGGAAACTCCGGAGAGCCCAGCTTGCGAAGGCCATGGAGGGAAACCCAACCATGTTGATCTGGCTCGGTAAACAGATGCTAAACCAGAAAGACCGCTCGGACGTAACCAGCGGCGACGAACCCGTTCCCGAATCCGTGCGCGTCGTGCTTGTGAAGCCTGAGCCCGTAGATGACCAAGGGGACTGAGCTCACCGTTTTAATTGCCGACGCGCTGGGCTTCCTCATGGATCCGCCGCTCGGGGAGCTCCGTTACCGGGTAGCCTATGGCGGGCGCGGCTCGGTAAAATCCTGGAGCTTCGCCCGGGCGCTTATTGTGCGAGGCGCCGAGACACCGCTCCGGATCCTATGCGCCCGCGAGTATCAGGCGTCCATCCGCGACAGCGTGCACCTGCTCCTATCCGACCAGATCCAGCTCACGGGATACGGCTCGAAGTACGAGATCCAGCAAACGGTTATCAAAGGCACGAACGGCACGGAATTCCGCTTTGCCGGCCTGAAGCGTGACCCGCAAAAGCTGAAGAGTTTCGAGGGCCTTGACGTGTGCTGGGTGGAGGAGGCCGAGGCCGTATCCCATGAATCCTGGGCCGTGCTGATCCCCACCGTCCGCAAGGCTGGCTCCGAAATCTGGGTGACGTTCAACCCGGCGCTCGCAACGGACCCGACCTGGAGGCGCTTTGTAGACGATCCGCCGGCCCGGAGCGTGGTCCGCTTTGTCAACTATCTGGACAATCCCTGGCTGCCGGACGTGCTCCGAGAAGAGGCGCGGGAACTGAAGCGCAAGGACCCGGAGGCTTATGCCTATATCTGGGGCGGCCAGCCGTGGCAGCGATCCGACGCCGAAGTGCTGAAAGACAAGTGGCGGGTGGAGGAGTTCACACCGACCGAGGAATGGGGTGCCCCGCTGTATGGTGCTGACTGGGGCTTCGCCAATGATCCCGCCGTCCTGGTCCGGCTCTGGGTTAGGGATGGCCGGCTCTGGATCGAGTACGACGAACGCGGCGTGGGGCTCGACATGGACAACCTCGCCCGCCGCTGGGATCGGGTGCCCGGCTCCAGGGACTACAAGATCCGGGCGGACAACTCGAGGCCGGAGACTATAAACGAGATGAAGCGGCGCGGGTTCAAGTGCGTGGCCGCGCCGAAGTGGTCCGGTTCAGTTGAGGATGGCGTGGAACACCTGCGCAGCTATGAGGAGATTATCATTCATCCGAGGTGCAAGGGCTGGCTCCAGGAGGCGCGGCTCTGGCGTTACAAGACGGACGCCCGGACGGGTGACGTTCTGCCCAAGCTGGCAGACGGCCACGACCACGGCCCCGACGCCACACGCTACGGCCTGAGTCCACTAATCCGAAAACAGGTCACGCCGAAGGTCTGGTTTCCGGGCATGGAAGAAGCCGAGAAGGCGAAGAAGGGGGCGCTAATATGAGCGGACGAATGAACGCACGACGGACCCACCTGATGCTAGCCGCGATGAGTCTCCGGATGGCCAAGGCGCCGGGGGTGCGGACGAAGTGCCCGGAGTGCAAGACTGACGACAGCATGTCCGGACCGGCGTCCGTGCGATTCGATGACGGCCACAAGGTCACGGCCTTGGTGTGCGAGCGTTGCGGGCTTGCCCGCGTCGGAACCGTTGCCCACCCCGCCGCCCGGATATAGCTTGGAAGAAATGGGTTGCAGCGCCCATCGAAGGCCCGAAAGAATGGACCAAGACCAAAGCAAGCGGTACAGGGATTGGGTCACGACGTTCTCACCACGCCAGCAAAAGGCGGCGGGTGACGCCTCGGGCGTTTCATGGGTTGGCCCCAACACCTCCCGGATGACCTGGCTCGACTTTGTGGCCCAGCCGGACGCCGATGAACTCACCCGCTCCATCGCCCTCGCTACTAGCGCCTACTGCTTCACCGCCGTTTCCTACCGCTGGCGCACCATCTCCGAGCCGCCCCTCGGCGTGATCCGTGAAACCGCGGACGGCCCGGAGGTGGTGGGAAACCATCCGCTCGAGGTGCTACTCCAGGAACCCAGCCCGGATTATGACATGGGCGAACTTCAGGCGTTGACGGAAGGCTACCGGCTCCTCACCGGCGCGGCGCTATGGGTGCGGATGCGGGCAAGCGAGGGCGGCCCCGTCGTGCGGTTTGTGCCCTACTCTGGCGACCAGTTTGTGACCGAGGCGGCGGACGGCCGGATATACGGCCGCTTCCACGTTGACACGGGCCACGGCCGAAAGACCTACCTGCCCGAGGACGTGGTTCACTTCCGGGAGATCAACCCCACCTCATGGCGCTCGAATCTTTCGGCCACCGACGTGGCTCTGTCCCAGCTCAACGTGGCCCACCAGATCGCCCGCACAGTTAAAAACTTCATGCGGAACGCCATGTTCCCGGGCGGCGTGGTGAGCCCGGACGCGAGCTGGAATCCTGACGAGGACGAATTCCAACAGTACACGGACCGCATCAAGGCGTGGCACGCGGGGCCGGCCAATGCTGGAGACCCGCTCGTGTTGCTTGGGGGCACCAAGTTCAGCGGCACTTCGCTCCGCCTCAAGGATCTTCTACCCGACGAATTGTTGGACCGCATCGAGGCCACGGTGGCGAGCGTCTACGGGATCCCGCCCGTCGTACTCGGCTGGCTTGTGGGACTCCGGAACTCGCCATGGAGCCAGATGAGCGAAGCGCGGCGGATGACGTATGAGGACACGATCGAGCCGAGGTGGAGG